TCCACGACGCTCTTCCGATCTCAAGTTGGTTATCTGGTCTATTCTCATAACAACCTAGAGCTAACATAACACAAGATAAGGTATAACTTATGACACAAGGTTTATTTACAGCAGGCACCTCCATTGAAGAGTTGTTAGCTAAACGTAACACAAGGGCTAATGCCCTCCAGCAAAGCTTAATGGCTAATGCTGCCCAAGGTGCTGCACGTCCTATGCAAGCTCAAGCGGCCTCTTTAATAGGCTCTAGCTTAGGTCGTGCCTTAGCTGGTTCTATGAGTGGAGGGCAGGATGCTGAAAGAGCTAAGATTGAAGCTGCTAACGCGGCTCAGTCTCAAGCGCAACAAGGCTTCCTAGAGGCTGCTCAAGGCGGCTCTGAGGCCATGTTTGCGCAAGTGGCTTTACTACAGAAGACACACCCAGAGGCAGCAGTTAAGATGCTTGAACTAGCTAAGGCAGCTAAGAAGGAAGAGGCAGCCATAGCCGCAGCAGCCGCCAAAGCTACCAAAGACGAAGCAGATGCCCAACGTAACCAAGACTTAGCGGCAAAGAAGATAGTAGACGCTAAGACTGCGTTGGACTACAAATATGCGACAGAAGATCGTGTACGTGCAGAGAACATAACGGAGACGATGCGTAAGGAAGGTGTCACAGAAGCTGTAGCTCAAAGAGCAGTAGAGGCCGATGCCCTCCGCAACACGAAGACTGTGCAAACAGCAGAGGTATGGAACGCTGCGAACAACGGCACCTTACCTGAAGGTACTCTGTGGCTCACTAGCCCTAACGGTGACATGAAGCAGCTAGCTAAAGGGGACTCAGACCCTCTAGCTAGTTTACAGATAGAAGGCATGGAACTTATACGTGACAAGAAGACAGGGCAACCTGTTAAGTATGTCCCTATCAGTGGCGGCCCTCAATGGGTAGCTGCACAGGTGGCTTTGGCAGAAGCGGATACTGATGCTGAGAGAGAAATAAAGACAGCCAATAATAAGGAGATCGCAACCAACACTGTTGTTACTCAGATAGACAAGGCTCTAGATATAGCCGCTTTGGATAGTTGGACTACGCCTATCTTTGGTAGAGCCAACACGGGTAAGGTGGCAGGTTACTTTGAAGGTTCAGAACGTTCTAACCTTGAGGCCGCTATGACGCCTGTTTTAGCTGAAGCAGCCTTCGGTACATTAAAAGAAATGCGTAATGAGTCAAAGACTGGTGGCGCATTAGGCGCAATAAACACAGTAGAGCTTGAAATGCTTAAGAACAAGCGTGCTGCTTTACAACTATCGCAGGGTAAAGAAGAGTTTATTGCTAACCTAACTGAGTACAGGACTATGTTCCTTGACGCCCAACACGGCACTAGAGCCTCGATAGAGGCACACAACAAGCGCAAGCCGAACGCAGAGCCTTTAGTGTACTGGCAGGATACTTTGGCAGCAGAGGCGGCAATCGCAGAAGCACAAGCGGCGGCTAATGCCCCTGAGCAGACAGGCTTTGGCAGAGGAGCTGGCCCTAATGCCTCTATGCCTGCTTCCGTAGCTCAGTATTATTAAGGAGTAAACAATGGCTATTACAAAAGAACAGCATATAGCAGCTTTACGTAAGGCTGTGGATGCAGGGGATATGGCAGCAGCGGAGCAGATAGCCGCTACTTTAGACGGCATGGCTGCCAAAGTACCACAAGAGGAGCAGTCTTTATTCGCAGGCATGCTAGACACAGCTAAGGACGTTAAGGACACTGTAGGTGGTGTGGTACGTGAAACCGCTAAAGGTTTTTCCTTTGGTGCTGCCAAACCTATTAATGCAGGCATCTACGCAGCAGGTCAAAAGCTCACAGGTGATGAGCGCCCTATGGGTGAAATCTTTGATGATGAACTAGCGCAAGAGCAAGCACAGATGGATGAGTTTGCCGAAGAGAACGCAGGACTTGCTATGGGCGCTGAGATAGGTGGTGCCCTCCTTAGTCCCATAAACAAAGCCTTAGGCCTTATCAAGTTAGGTAAGGGCGCTATAGCCACTACAGGAACTATGGCAGCACAAGGCGCTGTAGGCGGCACTGGTTATGTCTTCTTGGACACCAATGGTAGTGTTACTGATCGTCTTGATGCTGCCTCTAGTGTGGCTGTACCTTCGGCGATGTTTGGTGTTGTAGGCGGCAAGGTAATGGCAGTATCTACAGATGTATTCAAAAGTGTCTACGCTAAAAGTGTAACTGCTCTTGCTAAGAGGCGTGGCAATGCCCCTGAGGTTAGCACAACCCAAGTCTTAAAGGATGCTAAGAATGCTGCCTACGAGCTTGTCAAAAAGAGTAACATTAGGTTTAATGGCCCTATGGTCAATAAAGCCAAGTATGCTTTTGTGGATAAGGTACAGCAAAGTAAGAACTACTCTGCGGAGTCCACAATACAGAAAGATACTTTTAAGTTAATAGCTGGTCTGTCTGAAGATGCAAAGAAGCGTGGTGTGGAGCTTATTGAGCTTGACAATACGCAACAGTCGTTATGGAAGAAGTATAAGGCGGCTAAGGTTAAAGGGGATGGTAATGATCAGTCAATAGTGCTTGACGCTATTAACATGATAGATGACCTGATACAGACACACCCAAACACCAGTGAGGCAATGTCTGTAGCTCGTGCAACTAACCGACAGTTCCGTAAGGCTGAAACCATAGACCGTATTGTTGCTAAAATAAAACTTGATGAGTCTTTTAAAGGGCAGAGCAATGTTGACCAAATGAAGGCAGCCTTAGTTAAAATTATAAACAGCCCACGAGACTCTAAGCACTATGACGCTGTGGAAATAGACCGCTTTAAGGAGTTTATTGCAGACAGTGGTACACACTCACAGCAGTTTCTAGCGTCCCTTGGTAAAATGGCACCTACTAATGCCCTAACTGCTGTACTTGGTGGAGGTGCCGCAGTCACTGCAGGAGCCGTAGGAGGAGCTGGAGCGGTAGCAACTACTATCGGTATGGGAGTGGGAGCGCAGGCTGCTAAGAAGTATGCCCAAGGTGCGTCAAATAGACGTACAGGTGCATTCACTTCAGAGATGCAAGGCAACGCACGTACCGCTACTGCGCCTACTAGGTCTAACGGTTTGTTTAGTGGTCAGTTTGCTGGTGAAGTGTCTAAAATAGAAGAGGAAGATAAGAGAAAGAGGAACATGAGCATGCTTAAACGTAACTCAGCTTTCTAAACTCAAGACAAAAAAATAGGGCACCCAAGTCATTACGACCTGAGGTGCCCTTTCTTATGCCTACGATTTACTAAACTAAGTCAACAATCTCACATGAGCCTCCACTACATGCAAACGTCTGTGACCCTACTGTGGTGTCCTCCATCTCATAAGCAGCTAAACCAGCCCACTCAATAGCCTCAGGCATCTTGCTTAAGAAGTCTTCATACACTTCCTGTGTGCAGTCTTGATAAGGTGCTTGCTGGTAGATATGTTCGTTGTAAGGTAAGAAGCTAACGCCACTCATCTCATCAAAGTTCTTATATACAAATGCACCTACTTCCATCCATTCATCCTTAAGCACATTAATAGTGACCGAAGGTTTATGCTCACACCAGTGACGTTGGTACATTAACCAAGTCTCAAGCTGCTCAAGTGCTGGAGTATTCTCAGTCAGCACAGCATTCTTAGGTGACTTCTGTGGAAAGCTAAACACTACTGTAGTATCTGGCTTATGTACACAAGCTTCCCAAGGTACTCCCTTATCCTTCATGAACTGCGTCAAAGGGTCTTTAACATCTGAGCGCACTGTACGGATATAATACGCACTATGCCTAGCGTGTATACCAGAGGCTGAGTTAACAAGCTGTGATACTGTACCACTTGGCTTGACTGCTGTAATTGCCGTGCTTACTGGAACACCTAACTTAGCGGCCCACACTGCGTTAGTCTCTACAGACACCTTACGTAGATGCTCAAGCATCTCAGGTAGACCTTCGTTAGCTGAGGTAGTCAACGGGTTATCCATGATACCTGTCATACTCACACCTAACAAACGTTCCTCTTCAGTGTTATTGTTCCAAGCCTTACGTAAGTAAGGAAACTTAGTGTAGGTTGACTGTAGTGTACCTATAATGGTCGCCACAATAACCTTACGTTCTAAGTCTTCTAAGGTGTCTGTAGCTCGTACCACTACTTCACTTAAGTTGCAGAACTGGTATGGTCGTAATATGATCTCGCTACATGGGTTAGTCCCAAACTCATAGCTTGCATCCCTACGACCATTCTTAGCTGCTTGCTTCTGACTAGCTACGCGGTTAAAGATACCACGTTCACCTGTGCCACTCTCTACTAGACTTAGCCACTCGCGCATGAATGCAGTAGCATCAGGCTTCGTAGTATAGGCGACACTATTGTTAGCTAGGTTACGCTGTGCATTCTGCTCCCAATAGGCACCTGACTTAGCATGGCGCATACGGTCGTCACTTAGGTTACTTAAGCTTATCATTGCTGACCTACGGACTCCACCGACTACAACCACTTCACCTATCTTACACATAATGTCATGGCACTGTAGGCTAGTTAACTTCTCGCCCTTAGCTGCCTTGAAGGTTTCAATCACAAAGTTAAACAAGTCAATCAAAGGTGCTGGCCCTGAAGCACGACCACCAAAGGTCTTAAGTTTAGCTCCTGCTGGTCTAACGCCAGATACGTCCCACTGAGGTATGTCACCTGCGTAAAGGGTCATAATTAAGCGTCTAAGCGACTTAGCCCACCCCTCCTTACTATCGGCTACCTTTATCACTTCGTCAGTGTCAGTAAGCTCGTTGGGCACCTCAGGCAGCTTAGACACACTCTGTCGCTCTACACTAAAGCCTACACCTGTACCACAGAGCAGTATGAACATAGCTTCGTCAAATGAGCGTATGTCATCCACTGGTAAGTATGAACAATTATAGCCAGCTACGTTATCACGGTCAAAGGCCTTACCTGCTGACATCATAGCTCTCATGCTTGGCATAGTGTCTAGGTTAAGTATTGCTTCACGTATCATCTCAACTGTTTTAGTGTCGTCTATCTTAGGTGCCACTAGGTTGCTAATGTAGCGGTCTACTGTTTCACTCCAGCTTTCTCTACGGTTCTCTTTGTCTAACCACTTAGCGTAGCGTGACGTATGTATAAAAGCTTGGTAGTCTGTGGGAAAATTCATTATAAGTTTACCCCATTCTCAAGCTTCCACATAAAATAAATATCAGGGTGCATTAGTTCCTTCATTATCACTTCAATACTTACTACAGTGCGTAACATAGCTACGTAGTCTTCCGCATCTAGGTAAGACTCAATGGAGTGCTGTGTTAGCTCTGCCTTGATGTCTGCGTGTAGTTGGTCTAAACACGTTACACCTACCTGTTCTACTTGTACTTCATTTAATTTAATTTTCATTTTGCTTCTCTCTTTGGTTCAGGTTAGTGTATTTTGTTTTCATGCTTCTTTAGTTCATAGTCTACAATATCTATAGTTTCTATCATCAGCTTATCTTGTACTGCATCAAGTAGCTGGTTGTAAGCAGAGTCAAAGGCGTCCTCCTCATTCTCTGCAACTAAAGTTACTGTAGTAGTTACTTCACATACGAGGTTAACTTTATACTCTGCTAACATTACTAGTCCTCCCAAATGGTTCCACGTTGATAATACTGTATAGCTGTGTTTAGGTCACAGTCAAAACCTTCCATAATACAATAAAACGCTTCCATAAACATCATGCTTCAAATAACTCCTTATATGCTGAGTCGCCACTATTGGCCCCCATAACTGACCCTACTAGGTTACCATCTGTGTCATAACGTGTCAACACTGGTACACCTCGGAAGCCTAAACTAATTACAGCCTCACGATTTGCTGGTACGTTTACATTAGCTTCCTCATAACTTGTGAGACCTAAGCCCTCTAAGCGTCCTTTTAAGGTGACGCATGCAGGGCAATTAGAACTTGTGTACAACTTAACTGTCATTGCTCATACTCTCCCGTTCTCAGTAATGTTGTTAACTCCACGGCCCTTTGGCCTACCTGACTTGACCACCTGCTATCCATAAACTCATCGGCACATAGCTCCCAGTTCTGATCTTCAGCGGCTGCTAGTGCTTTCTTGAACTTAAGGAACCTAGGCAGACCTAAGTTGAAACAAATGTTAACTAAAGCGTCCATACGTTCCCACTCAATGTGCTCAACCCACGGAATAGAGTTTACCAGCTCCTGCTCCACCCTGTCAACATCATTTTGCAATAAATATGTTATCTCTTGTGGGCTAAGACCTAAGCCGCCTACAGGGTCAATGTTCCTTCCGACTCCTATCGTAAGCTTGCCTACAGTGTCCGTGTAAGCGTGAGTCTCAACGCCTTCGTGCTTCATAAGCATGTCCAATAACGCGCTCATTGGTTACCATCCTTATCAATAGGCTCAAAGGTGAACTGCGTTTGTAATACGTCTAAGGCGTCTTCAGTAGCTTCCTCTATAAGTAGATCAATGTAGTGCCTTGCTTTACGTAAGTCCTCTACACCATTCTTACTCCTCCAGCGGCTTATATATTTAACTACATTAGCCTCACAGTAGGACATGTTGTTAGCCATTATGAACTCTAGTGGCTGTATCTTCATCAGTTTGTAGTGGTCACCGCCCACCTGTGTTTCAATTGCCTTCATAAGTTGTTTTCCTCTTCAGTATTTCCTAGCCAGCTAATAAGCTCATCAGTGTGTACCTCTCGTTGACTAGCTATGGTTGCATAGGCACGTATGACATGGAGCATTAGGTCATCTTTAGTCATGTCCCCAATTCTGTGCCCATACAGTTTACTATTCTTAGCTTCCTCAAGCTCCTTAAGTCTAGTCATTCATAGCGCCCTCAAATAGTGACATGTGCTTAATAATTTGATCTTCGTAACGGTCAACTAAAGACTCTGCATCAATGCCTAGGATTTCACATAGCATGTCAACATCATAGTTGTTTAGTATCTGTTCCTTTAGTTCTTCGTAGGTAGACATTTTAAATGCTCCATTAGTTCATCTATTGTTTTCATAGTAAAGTGTGCTAAACCTTCCTTCTCACACCACTGCCCTAGGTTCATCTTAGAACCTTTCCTGAGGCGCTTACGTGAGTCAGTGAATACAAAGATCAAAGGCCTGTCAATTTCATCCCTTATAGCCTTATACTTCTGTGTATCACCAACCCTAAAGAAGCCCTTGCATTCTATCATGGCTCCAGTGCGCTTGTCAATGAAGTCAGGCACATATTTCTTTTTAATGATGTAAGGTATCCTATAAGGTTCATATAAAAAGTCTTCCTCAGGTACCGCAGCATCAAAGGCACTCTCTAGGCCTGACCTAAATTTCTTCTCTTTAAGCATCCAAAGTCTCCTCTATAGTTAAGCGTTTAAAGCCGTCCCATGTACGCCTCATGTACAACAGGTTCCAACAGACCTCAAGCCTATCATGCCAGTCCTCAGGGTGCTTCTCTTTCCATGCTTCCCTCACGACTTCCAATAGGCGGCCCGTAGGCACATCAGCTAGAAGCTTCTCAGCTTTCTTAGGCCCAATACCTTTGATGCCTTTGATATGGTCTGTGGCGTCACCAGTAAGCATTTGGATACACATCTTATAGTAGCCTTCATGCTCATCAATGTAATACAATTTCTTCTTAGTGAAATTATAATGCCAACCCTCAACCATGTCAATGTCTTTATCAATATGAGCTATAACATAATGCTCACCAGCCTCCATAGCCTCTTGCGCCCATATTGAAACAACATCGTCAGCCTCACAGTTATCAGACTTGTGATGACCTAGTGACCAAGCATACTTCGTTAAAGCGTCACGCCTCTTACCTACCGCAGGGTCTGCCTTAGCCTTAGCTGCATCACTAACACGCTGCCCTTTGTAGTCTTCGGCTACATCAAAACGAAAGTTACCTACACCTTTGACGGCTACGGATACTTCATCACTTGCTGTGTCCCACTGTATGTCCTCTATGGCCTTGTCGTAATACTTCTTGCCTTGAGCTACACTACTAGAGGTAACTGCAATGCGGTAGATAATACTATCAGCATCTACAAAGCACTTCTGGAAGGGCATCCCTTTATTTTGTTTACTCATAGCGCCTCAATGCAGTTCACTGCTATCGTTAGGTCAACCTTAAACCACTCATTCTTTCTATCTTTACTCAAGGCCTCAAGTGCCTTATGTGCCTTAAGTTCCGCAGTGTGTCGGTTCTCAGTTACGACACTATGGTGCAGCTCGTAAGCTCTAAAAGGGTCACTTGTTTGGTAATTCTTCAGACGGTCTTCGGCATCCCCTGCTTTACCTACCTTAACCCACTCAGGCCAAGCCGCATTAGTAATTAAGTAAACATCACCTTTAGTGGTTCTGTTGTAGTTAGTGAAGGAACTAAACGCTGCATCGTTGAATGAAGTATAGCGTCCTGCTTTCCACAATGGATGAGACTGTGGTACATACTTACCATCGACATACATACGGTTCTTATTGTTTACTTTGTAAGCCTCCACGCTACTGTCTTTGTAACCTAAGTACCATTTCTTTCTGTATGCTACTTGTTCTTCTTTAGTCTTCATAACTTCTCCTAGTGGGTTTCTGCCCAATTGTTGCCTATATTAAACTCACCTGCCAAAGGGCACCTAAGTTTAAAATGGTTACCTGCGGCTTCTATACAGCTAGCCGCCAATGAGCCAAACCTTGCAGCCTGACTTTCCTTTACTTCTACCTGAAATTCATCGTGTATGTTGCCAATGAACTTGTAGTCTAAGCCCCATCGTGTCGCATAGTCATCTAAGAA